AAATTTGGCTCCATTAGGAGCCTTTTTTATTTTATATATTTATACCTAAACAAATATTATGGCTAGTAGATATCAAACCATTTCTATTATGAAAAATGATACAGGAATACCATCAGAATCTGGTAATTCCATGTATGCTCCTACTTACTATCCTACTATAGATTCTAAAGCAGATGATAATTATATTATAACAGGAACTGAAGATAGATTAGATCTTATAGCATATGATTTTTATGGAGACTCAACTTTATGGTGGGTAATAGCTATGGTAAATGATTTAGAAGGTAATTCAATGTACCCTCCTGTTGGAATCTATCTAAGAATACCTCAAAACATATCAGAAGTATTAAATACTTATATTAAATCAAATTTTTAATAAGTTATGGAGTCAAAAAACTATACTAATATAGCAGGTTCTACTTTCCAACCTTTTGTAGATAAACAACTTGAAGTAAGAAAAAAAATAATATCTGAAGAAAATAGAACATCTAAAGAATTACTTTGGTTAACAAACAGAAGTTTATGGGTTAGAATTAGCTCAGGAACAGATGTTGATCAAAATAACACATTATTTTCAGAAAGAGGAGATACTCTATCCAGAAAATATATTTTACAAGCTGGTCTAACTGATCATAGTGAAGTAATAGATCAAGCTGATAATATTTTTAGATTAAGAAGTGGTTTAGGTTCTGATGGAGCTTATGGTTTAGGAGGAACTGAACAGTTTGGTTTTAAACCAATGCCTGGTTTAGAAGGTTTATCAATAAAAACTGGTGGTAAGTTAGGTACATTAAGGGAGGCAACATTTGAATTTACTTGTTATAATATAGAGCAGTTAAATATCATGGATGCTCTTTATATGAAATTAGGATTTAACATTTTAATAGAATGGGGTCATATTCCTTTTTTAGACAATAATGGGGTTCTTGTTAAAAATCCTCAACCCATAGATTTCTATAATATACAAGATAAAGAAGAGTTAATGGTAGACATACAAAAAAGAAGAGTATTACATTCCGGTAATTATGATTCCATGTGGGGTACAGTTAAAAATTTCTCTTACTCTTTTGAAGAAAACGGTCAATTTAAATGTAAAGTAGATTTAGTAGGGGCAGGAGATATATTAGAATCTTTAAAAATTAACCAATCAGGAACAGCTGAAGCTGAATCAAAATCTCCACCTAGTGGTTCAAGTTACCCAGTAATAGCAAACCAAAACTTATCATTATTAAATGAGGCTTTATTTAAAATATTTGATAAAAAGTTTGAAAATCTCCCTGAATCAGAAGATTCAAAAATGAGAATAGATTTTAATACTAGTTATTTTAAACTTATAAATCCTTATTATAAAAAATTAAATATGGATTTAGAATCATTAGGAACTTCTGATATAAGTTCATATAATAATAATACTAATGAATTAGCTAAATATGGTTTTCAATATTCTTTAATTAATAAATCCAATTCTAAATTAGGGAATGGAGGAGAAGATGTAAATATACCAATAATTCAAAATCCCACTAATTTTTATTCAAAATTTAGTATGGATTATGAAATAAATAAAGGTAAAGAAAGTAAAGATAATGAAGAAGAAGGTTTACCCCAAGTTTATATTACTCTAGGAAATTTATTAGTATTATTAATGTCTACTGGTGGGTTATATATCAAAAAAGATGATAAATCTAAACCTTTTAATTATATAGATGTTAATCCTGAAACAAATAGATGTTATACTTTTCCTGGTCATTGTTCTTTAGATCCTACAGTATGTTTAATAGCTTCTGAAACTTTACCTTTTGGAATTGGTAATAAAGTGATTATTAAATTAAGATCATATTACCCCTTTTATGATGACACCACCCCAGATTTTGGGGGTAAATTTATGTTTACTTTAGTTAATATACATTTTATAACTTCTGTTTTAGCTAAATACCAAAAACAAAGTGGTAAAGGAGATGTAATGTTTGTAGATTTTTTAAAAGATATTCTAGATGGAATTTCTAAAGCTTGTGGAGGATTTAATGAATTTAGAATAGTACCAGATGATGATACAAGATGTGTTAGAATATTTGATGATAGAAGAAGTACTAAACCCTTAAAAGAAGGAGAATCACCATACACTATAATACCAGTGTTAGGTAAAAATAGTTTAGCTTATAATTTTAATTATACTTCTAAAATATCTCCTAATATGGCTTCCCAAATAGTAATAGCCGCTCAAGCTCAACCTGAAGGAGTAGGACAAGAAGCATTATCTTTTTCACATTTAACTAAAGGGTTAATAAATAGATTATCTACAGAAATAATTTCTGCTACATCAGAAGGAAATAATAATTTAGAAGGTGAAGCTTTATCATCTGATAAAAGATTTATGGAGTCTCGAGATTTTATAGAAAAAATTTATGATGCTATAGGTTCTGGAACATTAGCTGAGACTGAATCAACAGAAAATTATGAAGAAAAAAATGCAACTAATGCTGACAATGTAGGACCCCTTATTACAGGATTAAATGAGAAAAATTCTAAAAAGAAATTCTCAGATGCCTTAGATGCTGTTATAGGAAACTTAATAAAAATATCCCAAAATAGATTATTCTTAACAGATGAGGATAAGGAGGCAGTAAAAAGATTAAAAGAATTAAAAGACGAAATTCTAGATAACTATAAATTTAGTAATCTTGAAGTCTATAATAAATATACACTTCTTAATACTGTAAGAGAAGATGGTAAACTTGTACAATTTGATTTAAAAACTACTGATATGTATGCTTATGTAGCATCAAGAATAAGTGATAATGATAATTATAAAGGGGTAGCAAATTTTGATACTGATTTAGAAAATTTATGGGAGGCTGAACTTGATAAATTAGCAGACAGAAGCATAGCAGATTTATAATATGGATTTAATATACAACCCCGAAAAATTTGATTCTAGTTTAAATTTCTATAGAGAAATATTTAGTAATACTAGTAATATTCCTACAACTGATGGAAATGAACAACAATATGAATCATCTATTTTAATACCATTAGATTTCTCTTTAGAAATGGATGGTATATCAGGTATTATTCCAAATTCAGCTTTTGAAATACCTTCAAACGTTTTACCAACTGCTTATTTAACAAAAAATAAAGAATCTAAAATAGCTTTTATTTTACATACAGTAGACCATAATTTTAATAATAATAAATGGACTACTAAAATAACTGGCCAAACTATTCTTATAAGATTTGATACTTTATCAACTGAAGAAATAGAAAAAAGAAAAAAATCAAAAGAGATAATTAAAAAAAAGAATAAAGCCCAAGAAAAAGGAGGTAAGGATGAAGCTTTTAAAGTAACTGAAGGTTGTACCAAACAGGCATCTTCTTTATTATCTAACCCTTCAGTTAAATCTAACATATCTTTAATAACTAAGGCAGCCAAAGACTTTGGTATAACTGGTAAAAAAGCCATAGCTGCTATGTGCGCCATAGCAGGCGGAGAAAGTGGATTAATACCAAAATCTGAAGGTCATATTTATAAAAAAGCTAATTTACAAGGAGTATTTACAGGTTTAACAGATGACCAAGTTGCAAGAGCTACTGCTAAAGGTATAACTAAAAAACAATTCTTTAGTATAGTTTATGGTGAATATAAACCAACTAGGATGGGTAATAGAGCAGGTAAAGTTGGTATAAATGATGGAGGATTATATTATGGTAGAGGATTTAACCAGTTAACAGGCCATGGCAATTATACAAATATTAGCAATATATTAGTTAAAAAATTCGGTAATAACTATAACATTTTAAACAACCCAGAACTTATAAATCAACCAGATATTTCAGCTAAAGCTTTAGTAGCTTTTTATGTTACTCCAATGAGAGGAGTTGATCAAAATAGTGATGACTGGTTTATAATAGCAAGAAAAAAAACTGGTTATGATGCCAACGGTGGATATGCCAAAAAAGCTGAATATTATAATTGTCTAATAAGTAACCAATCAGATTTAATAGCCTAATGCCTTACTTCCCTAAATCAAGAATAATAGAAAACCAAAAAGCTAATCCTGGAGAAATGCAAACATCTTTGGGTAAAGAATATACTGGGCCTTACTATATAACATTTGATGGTAAAATATTTTCAGGTGCTAATCCATATTCACCAGCAAGTAAACCTTTAGTTAGAACTTTACTAAATAAAAATGAAAACGAATCAAACATATCCCCAGATTTAAATAATGATACTTATAATTCATTAAAAACATCAAATTTAGCTCAATTAATTGACCCAACTCCATTTAACCCAAAACCCACCCCAGAGGATTATAAAAAAGGTAAAATTACAAGGTACTTTGCTAGACAAAGAAATGGTACTCAATTCAAAATAATGGAGATCTCCCAAACATCTTATGATAATCTATCTAATAACAGAGGGGGCTTAAATTCATCATTATGGAAAGTTATCTCAATATTTTGGCAAATTTCAGGTCCTTTAAGGGATGTAAAAGTAAATAACATTAGAACTAGAGCTGGTATAATAGATACAAACCAAAGAGTACTAAATAATGCTGAAAAAAACTTCATAGGCATAAAACAGTATTTATCAGATTTAAGACAGTTTTCAAGATAAATTTGGCTCCCATAGGGAGCCTTATTATATTAAATAAAAATAAAGGTCATGTCATTTTACATAGTAGAAACTCCAACACAATTACAAAGATTATATCCTCAAGAATCATGCTATATTAATGTTATTCCTCTTTCAAATAATTATCATCCTATATTAAGTGAGGTTAGTCTAATATATTATAAACCTAGATTTACTAAAGGTATAATCTTTCCCATTAATCATAGTGAGGGATTTTCTTTAGATTTACAATTAGTAAAAGATTTTATCTTAAAACATAAAGAGATAAAAATATTAAATAAAAAACAAACTGTTCATTTATTAGGAGAGGAATTTTTAAATGAAAAAGTTTTTGATATAAATTTGCTTTCACTGTCCGAGTCCCAAACCCCTCCATATATACAAGATTGTGATACAAATTTACACAATCAATTCTATCAACTTTATGGAGATCGAGAAAATATAAATTCTATAATTCCAATTTCAAAACATTATGAGACCCAAGAAAAAATTTATCAAAATGTTGAAAAATGGGTTTTAAAAGTATCCGAATCCAACTTTTATCAAAATGAATATGTTAAGGTGTTCTACGATATCGAAAAGCAAGGTATAGCGTTGGATTTACCTGTTTTTACCGAGAATTCTAATGTTAAACAACCCAAATTTAATATAAAAGATAATAAAATTTATACTCAATATAATCTATATAATTTTACATCAAGGCCTACAAATTCCTTTAATGGAATTAATTTTGCTGCTTTAAATAAAGATAATGGTTTTAGAGCCGCCTTTATACCTCAAAATGATGTATTATTTGAATTTGATTATGAGGCATACCATCCACGAATTTTAGCGAAATTAATTGGATATGAGTTCAAAGAAGCCTCTGTCCATACTCATTTAGGAAAAATGTATTTTAAAACTGAAGACCTAACACCTGAACAATATCAACAATCCAAAGAACTAACATTTAAACAACTATACGGAGGAGTTTTTCAACAATATAAAAACATACCATTTTTTGTCATGGTTAAAAATTATACAGATAAAATATTGGAAGAATATAACGAGAATAATAAATTAGATTTAATAGGAGGAAGAAGTATTTTTAATATTGAAAATGTAACACCCCAAAAATTGTTAAATTATGTAATACAGTCTGGAGAAACTTTTTATAATGTAGGTTCTATATTACTTCTACAAAAATATTTGGCTAACAAGAAAAGTAGTGTTATATTATATACTTATGATTCAGTATTAATAGATTATAATAGGGATGATGGGAAAGAAACTCTAATAAAAATTAAACAATTATTAGAATCTTCATTTGGGTTTAAAGTCAAAGTTAAATATGGGACAAATTATGACAATTTAAAATAAAAAACTTACTCTGATCCAATCATTATTAAATTTCATCAAACAATTAAAAAATGGATAAAAATTTTTCAGTTATTAAAGATTTCAACATATGTATGGGTAATGAATTATTACTACATGATACTATGTCAAATAAACTATTCTGTACCTTCTCTGATAAGGAGAATCTAGATATTACCTTAAATACAATTCAAAACCAATATAATATTTTATTTAATAAGATATTTATTCTATATATTGAATCAACTAATGAATATGTTTTCACATATAATGTTGACTCTGGTAATATGTCTAATTCTTTATTAGAAAATACTATTTTATTACACCGGAAAAAAGAATCTAATACTTTATATACAATCAATGCTCTAAATGATCTAATCAAATCCTTAAATTCAGGTTTTTTAGATACCTCTTTTATTATAAATTGGAATGATTATAGAAATTGTATATTACTTACTCACTCTGGTGACTTAAAAAGATTAAACACTAAAATCCATAAAATAATTACCCTTTAAAAAACATTTGGCTTCCTGCAAGAGCGATGTTATATTTATTATTGCACTTAAATTAGTTTTAACAGTAAACAAAAAGTTATGAATGTAGATTTAATTAAAAAAAAGTTGAATGACTTATCTACCCCAAAAGGAGGTAATTCAAACAGAAAAGATGAGAAAGCCTTAAACTTTTGGAAACCCACAATTGGTAAACAATTAGTAAGATTTGTCCCATCTAAAAACAATCCTGAAAATCCATTTACGGAATTATACTTTCATTATGGAATAGGAAAAAGAACAATTATTTCACCATTAAATTTTGGTGAAAAAGATCCAATTGTTGAATTCGCAAAAGAATTACGTAAAACAAAAGAACCTGAAAATTGGAAGTTGGCTAAGAAATTAGAACCCAAAATGAGAATTTTTGCTCCTGTTATTATAAGAGGTGAAGAAGAAAAAGGTGTTCGTTTATGGGAATTCGGTAAATCAATTTATCAATCATTATTATCATTAGCTGCTGATGAGGAAGTGGGAGACTTCACTGATATATTAGAGGGTAGAGATATGAAAATTGAAACTGTAGGACCAGAATCAACAGGTACAACTTATAATAAATCACAAGTATTACCAGCATTAAAAACCTCAACTTTATCTGATGATAACAATTCTGTAGAAAAATGGTTAAGTACTCAACCTGAACCAAATTCATTCTATAAAAAATACACTTTTGAAGAAATTAAAGAGTTTTTAGCTGAATGGTTAAACCCAGAAGAATCAACTGAAGAAGATCAAACCTCATCATCACAAAAATCAACAAATGATTTATTTGGTGGACCTGCTATAGAGTTTGAACCAACAGGATTTAAAGTAGAGTCTCAAAAGTCTAATATTGTTAATAAATCATTTGCTGCTCCTAAAAAGGAAACTTTCG